AAAAAAGATGATACCGTACACCGACTGGTAACTCTAAGTCCAAAAACAGCAATGGCTAAAAGATTCCATTTAAATAATGGCGCTTTTGTTCTCCAACTAAACACAGAAACTGATAATTACGAATACCCAACTTACTAACAACGGACTATATAAAATGAATAAGATTTACTTAACTAATACTGATATACAAAAATATGTTTCTACTATCGTATCACAACTATACAAAGACAACTGGCGGCCTGATTACATTGTAGGCATCACACGAGGCGGACTTACTCCATCAGTAATGTTAAGCCAATTCACTGGCATTAAGATGCACACACTGGATGTTAGACTTCGCGACGGTGATGAAAAAGAATCGAATCTATGGATGGCAGATGATGCCCAAGCAGGAAAAAACATTCTTGTATTAGACGACATTAACGACACTGGTGCTACATTTAACTGGATCATGGACGACTGGGATGTTAACAATGCAACAAACGTTAGATTTGCAGTACTAATGGATAACTTAGCCAGTGAGTGCAATGTAAGCATGAGTTACATTGGCACAGAGATTGACAAATCAGAAGATCCTAGTTGGATTGTTTTCCCCTGGGAAGAGTGGTGGTAAACTGTGTTTTATAAACAACACAACGACTGGATAACTGAACAGGAACACACTGACATAATTAAGTCAGTGGTTCTTGCTGACAAATGGAGTTTTGGTCAGACCAGTGACGATGGCAGATACGATTTAAACTTTCCTATGTGGACTCAAGGGTTTTTTGAAGTTAAGGATCAACAGTTTACACAAGACACTCCAGACATAATTAAAACAATATCACTTAGGTTTGTAGCACAATGTCCAGAAGATTATGTACTAATTCGTAGTATGGCATGTGCTAACACCTTTGGGTTAGATGGCGATTTCCATACAGACTGGCCTAGTCCTAACAAGAGTGTTACTGGTGTTCTTTATACAGATAAGACCTGGGAACGCAACTGGGGCGGAGATACTACATTTGTTGGAGAAGATGGATTATACAGTTCGGAATATGAACCTCGAAAACTTGTTATGTTTGACAGTAGTATAGAACACATTGGCAAAGGACCACAAAGACGATGTCCTGCAATGAGATCTATTATCGCTATGCAAGCAGTTAAACGTGAATTTTGTGAAAAGTTTATTGCAAAATAGTGATAAGTATAGTAGTATATTACATACAATGAGGACTAAGACACTCAACCCTCTTAAAATATTCTGCGTGTCATCAAACTTGCTACTACAAGGAGTAAAGAGATGGCAAAATATATTAGCACAAAAACATACAAACAACTAGGCCCAGTCTGTTATCGACAGTGGAGGGCAGATAGTCACTGTAACTTAATTCATGGATACGCTTTAAGTTTCCATTTTGAATTTGAAACAGATGATTTAGATGCACGAAACTGGGTTATTGATTTTGGTGGATTGCGTCCACTAAAAGACAATCTCGAAGATTGGTTCGACCATACGCTACTGGTAGCCCAAGATGATCCAGAGCGCGAAACACTACTAGAACTTGGCAAGAAGGGTCTTGCTAAGATTACAGAAGTTGAAAAATCAGGTTGCGAAGGCTTATCTGACTTCTTATACGAATATATAAACACTATCTTTCTTCCAGCATATGAGCCAGGCACTCGTGTTTGGTGTTCCAGAGTAGAGGTAAGAGAGACAGACGCCAACATGGCAATGCGTGTTGGTCACAGAGAAGATGGAGAATATGATGTTTAATAAACTATGGAATATGATTACTAGAACACCTCAAGTTGCAAGTGACACGTTAGATGCTATTGCTAGTGGTGCTTCAGATGCTATTGTAGAAAAAGCTGCAAAAGCAAAAGCAAAAGTAAAGATTGCTAAAGATATAGCAAAAATGACTAAAGCTAAGATTGAAGAGCATGGCCGTGATCTAGGAGTTGAACTGGATCGTCGTATGACCAAGCCAAACATGATTAAAGATCTTAAATCTAAATTAAAATAAGAGGCATCAATGAAAATTAGATACACTGAAGCATTTTATAGTGTACAAGGCGAAGGAAGATTTACTGGTGTTCCCAGTGTTTTCCTTCGCATGTACGGATGCAACTTTACGTGTCCTGGGTTTGGACTGCCGCGCGGTCAAGAGACCAATGAGCCAGATGAAATTGCTGCTGAAGTTATGGAAAATCCAGAAAAGTATAAGAAACTGGATGATCTCCCACTAGCAACAACAGGATGTGATAGTTATGCAGCGTGGCATCCTGCGTTTAAGAAGTTTCAAAATAACACAGACGTAGACGGACTAGTAGAACATTTACTAAGTTTAACTCCAGACGGACGTTGGACACAGGAGAATGGTCAGGATATCCATTTAGTAGTTACTGGAGGGGAGCCATTGTTAGGATGGCAACGTATGTATACAGAACTATTTGAACACCCTCGTATGAAGGACTTAAAAAATGTTACATTTGAAACAAATACCACACAAACTCTGCACAACGATTTCAAATCTTATCTCACAAATTCACAGCGAATACATGTTACATGGTCATGTTCCCCTAAATTATCGGTTAGTGGACATGATTGGGATGACGCTATTAAGCCTGACATTGCTCGTAGTTACAGCGATATTCCTAATAGTCAATTGTATTTCAAGTTTGTGGTATGTGATACTGTGGATGTGGATGAAGTTGACAAGGCTGTGTCAGTATTTGGATCCAATGGAGTCCAAGCGCCGGTATACCTCATGGCTGTCGGAGGCACGTCAGAAAGTTATTTTAAAAACGGAAAAGATGTCGCAGAACTGGCACTTAAAAAAGGCTATCGTTACTCCCCCCGGCTTCATGTCGACGTTTTCGGCAATGCCTGGGGAACGTAATAATAATACCGGGCTTCCTGACATACCTATAGATACTGATCTTAAGATAAAAGAAAAGATACTAGACGAATCAATAGAAGATAGACTAAGAAAGAATGGCATGTGAAGTCAATTTGGATAACCCACGGGCAATGTGAATATGATGTTCAAAACTTAATAGCAGGATGGCATGATCCTGATTTAACAGAACAAGGCATTTCTACCGCCAATCAAGTTGCAGTAACCCTAACAGATAAGTATATAGAGGTTGCTAATGTATATTGCAATGATTTACGCCGTAGTTTCATTACAGCAAAGATTATATGTGAGAATACCCCCTGGGAAAAGACTCAACAAGTAAGCCCGTTTATTAGAGATCGAGACTATGGTGATATAACTGGCACACAATTACAAATTCCACAGGGATGGAAAACCCCTATTCCTAACGGTGAGAGTCTACAAGATACCGGATCTAGGGTATATAGTTTTTTAAAAGAGATAGAAGATCGAAACAATGAACTGCCACATATTATAATTTGCCACAGTGATACAGTAAGAGCCGCGGCAGTTGTATTAGGAAAAAGAACACCACATGACATACAAGATTTTAAAGTACACAATACAGGAGAGATTATAGAATGGGACTTTTAGATTCAGCTAAGAAAGCGATAGGATTAGGACAGGCTACAAAAGTTACTAAACCAAAACGAGCTCCTAAGAAGTCAGCCAAGGAAATTGCTACCGAGAAAGATGAACCTTGGGTTAGTGTTATTGATCTTGAAGTTGACCCAGAAAATCCTGGCAGTGGTGCGTTTGAACTTGACTGGAACCCACCGTTTATTAAGATGCTCTTTAAGGCAGGATATCGTAACGAAGTAGAAGAAGACATGGTTGATCGTTGGTTCCAAGATGTGTGTAGACAGGTTGTTATGGAAACATATGAGAAAGACGAAGCAATGGTTACTAGAAATGAGATTGGTGACGGCAAAGCAGAATACAAATAATGCAAAGTCTAGTAGGACTAATATTTTGTATTGCATGGATGGCAGGCATAGTATTAGCAAATGGATTTTGGAGTACATTGCTAGCAATAGCATTTCCTGTATGGGCTTGGTACTTAACAATAGAGCATCTTCTTTTTAACGTAGTTCCTGTTCTGTGACATTATCCTGTGTTAACTGCGGTTGCCAAACTAAAGTTGCAAACTTTATTAAATATTTTATAGATAAAAATAACCAGATTGCATTGGGTGGTTCAGAAATGGAAGGACCATTGTGCCAATCATGCTGGTATGACATAGGAGACCAAGCATTCGGTTATCCTACGATGTTACAAGATGAACTGAAACAGAAAAATGTTAAAACCGATACCTAAAAGATACCTAAACAGTTATACTATATTCTTAGCACGTTACTTGGGTTTATTCCTAGGTTTGCCAATGCTGTTTGGAGTAGTATTAAAACCTGCATTAATACTAATACTAGTTATAGGATTAGATTGTCTATGGCATAAAGTTAAAGATTTGGACATAGAATGAAAGGAAAGTCTAGATGACCTTATATGTAAACGGCGATAGCCACAGCGCAGGCGCTGAGTTAATTAAAGATTATTGCTTTGCAGAAGATGACCCAAAGTATGCAGAACTTGGGCGTCAAGCTCATCCTGATGCAGTTCCTTTAACTTATGGATTCAAACTAGCACAAGCACTATCTACTTGGTTTGTTCCTGATGCAGAGAGTGCTAGTAGCAATGAACGCATACTTAGAACTACACAAGCACATGTTGACAGAATGGAAGCGTTTTTTACACAACCGAATGCTATTCAAGATCCAGATGACTTAATTGTAATCGGATGGAGTTCATGGGAACGTGAAGAATGGAAAGATTCTAGCGATAATTACATACAAGTAACTGCTAGTGGCACAGATAGTGTTCCAGAAGAGTTTGGTGACCGTTACAAACAATGGGTTATTAACCAAACTCTTGATGTAGTCAGAGAAAAGTGCAAATACTGGCACGATAAGATCTGGGACTTACATGAGCAGTTAGACGACAAAGGCATGCGCCATATTTTCTTTAACTCATACAACCACTTTGATGTTGATGAACCAAGAGACTGGGGTGCTAGTTACATTAACCCATATGAGCAATCTGGAACCTATTATCATTGGTTGCAAAATCAAGGGTTTAAAACAGTTAAGTACGGAAGCCAACACTACGGCGAAGACGGCCATGACGCATGGGTTAAATTTTTACTTACTTGGTTGACTTCTAGAACATCTAGTAGTATAATAACGAATACTAAGACAGTTAACCCCGCTCAGGATTAATGAGGTAACAGTGACGACATATTTACTCGTAGACTCTCTAAATACATTCTTTCGTGCTAGACATGCTGCACATCGTGGCATGGATATGTGGACTAAAGTAGGCTTTGCTATCCATGTAACAATGGGTGCAGTTAATCGTGCATGGCGTATCAGTAAAGCTGACCATGTCGTATTTGCTCTAGAAGGGCGTAGCTGGCGCAAGGACTTCTTTAAACCTTACAAGGCACATCGTGTTGCCGCTAGACAAGCAAAGACAGAGATAGAGCAAGAAGAAGATGCCTTGTTCTTTGAAGCATATGACTCTCTTGTTACATTCTTAACAGAAAATGCAAACTGTAGCACATTGCAGTGTGATATCGCAGAAGCAGATGATATTATTGCACGATTTGTTAATATGCATCCTGAAGACAACCACGTTATTGTTAGCAGTGATACTGACTTTGTTCAGCTGGTTAGCGAGAACGTTAAGCAGTATAATGGCATCTCTAATAATATGATTACACTTGATGGAGTGTTTGATGACTTTGGCAAGCCAGTAAAAGATAAGAAAACTGGTGAACACAAAGAAGTCCATCCTGAATGGCTGTTGTTTGAGAAGTGTATGCGAGGCGATGCAACTGATAATATCTTTAGTGCTTATCCTGGTGTACGCAAAAAAGGTAGTAAGAATAAAATAGGATTGCTTGAAGCTTTTGATGATCGCAATAGCAAGGGCTTTAATTGGAATAACATGATGTTGCAACGTTGGACAGATCACAACGGCGAAGAGCATCGTGTACTAGATGATTACGAACGCAATCGTGTACTAGTAGAC